TTGTCCGTGGGAAAATATGGTATAATTTTCTTGTCGATTTGTGAAAGTTGCTTTATTCGCAAATGATGGGCGTTTAGTGCGATAAAGCCGCATTTTGTGGGCTGGCGGCGCTCTGTGTGATTATACATTGTTACATATAATTGCACACTATAAGAAGGACAGAAGGGGGACAGGTGTCCACACCCAATGTGTAGTGTTGCCGACTTAGACGGCATCTCAGAGACGGCGCATGCCGTCGCTCCTGGCGCGAGGCTTTTGACGGCTTTGCGCCTTTTTTTGCCCTTGGTTGACCTTGCGGCATTTAGCGAGGATTCGCATACGGTGCCAATCTCCGGCTGTGGATCATTGCAAACAAGGAACGCAAAAGGAATAGACATCATGGGCAAAAGCTTTCTGACATGGCTTCGCGGGGCATCTACCGGAGAGGAGGTTTCCTCGGACGGATGCTGCGACCCTTGCTGCGAAGCTCCGGCGTGTTCGCCGTCGTGCTCAACAAAGCCCTGCGAGGCGAAGAGCAGCGAGCCGAAGCCGAAGGAGTATTCAGACCTGACAGACGATGACATTGAATACATCGAAGCTGTGAGGCGCGGGCGGGTGGACGTGTACATGCCGATGATAAAGAAGGCTTTCTTCAAGGCATTTCCGAACTCCGTTGTCCAAGACGAGGTGTGGAGGCGCGACAAGAGCAGCAGCTTCTACGAGTTCAAGCTTAAGCGCAAGAACAAAAGCGATGCTGGCTGGCTCGGCGACGGCGTGTATTTCTTCGGTTCGTACGAGGAAGCCTTGGAGGCCTACGAGTACGGGTGGAACCTCCGCGCGTTCTTCGTGAACATCACCCGTCCGTACAACATCGACAAGATACTCCACGACAAGATCGCCAAGGCTAACGCGAAGGGCGTCAGCCACGAAGTGACGGAGGTGACGTCTGATTTCGACGGCATCTTCTACAACGGCGACATGCGCGAGGAGTGGTGTGTCCGCGACCCGCGCAACGTAAAGCTTGCGGAGGCGACGTACGACGACTGGGGCAGGATCATCCCGCTTTCCTATCGCTTCAAGGCGGACAACCCTGACTTCAGGTACTGATTCCGGGGGTGGCGATGAACTTCTTTTCGTGGGTCTTCGACAGGAGGTTGTGCGACTACAAGAGTCCGCTCGACTTTTTCGAGCTGGGCACGAGCTTCCGCGAGGTGGCCGCAGGCGGTTGCGCAAGAAGCCAGATCGTGGACTTGCCGATCGACACGTTCATTGGGCTCGCGGAGCCGATTCCCCCGGACGACGCCAAGCGCCACAAGAACCTGCGCAAACTCATTGAAGGCGGAGAGCTGGAGAAGTTTCGCGAGGTTCCCGTTCTCTACGTCAGGAAGATGGAGGACTCGGACGATTTCAAGGTGTATGGCCACGACGGGCGACACAGAGCGCTGCTTGTCAAGGAGGCCGGATTCGACACCGTACCTGTCATGATAGTCAACGACACCTTCCGCTTCGGGAAGGACGACGATGCCGAGAAGTACAAATGGCCGAACTGGTTGTGGTGCCAGAACGACAAGAGCCGCGAGCGCCCGCAGTACAAGTATGCGTTCCCCATTGCGAAGCGCGAATCTGGCGCCCCATACAGGGGAAACGGCTACAACCCTTGCGCGTCAGAGTGAGAAAACAGGATTCAAGGAGGATAGACAGATGTTCAAGTTTTCGACTACTAGCAGCACCAAGGTTTCCGTGCAGTTCGCCGGATACCGCAATCTCTCCCTGCTTTCGGCAACGCTCTGCGTAGCCGGCGAAACGTTCGACCTTCCAGATGTCTCGGCCTGTGTGGTCTTCGACTTCCCTTCGCTGCCTTCCGGCTCTGCCGGTGGAACGGCTGCGGGATTTCTCAGCGTCAAGGATTCGGATGGCAACGAGCAGGTGCGCCAGTTTCTCGACATCGAGGTCTGCGACACCGAGGTTCCGTGCCAGGAGATGCACTGCGCCGTCCCCAACGTCATCAACCTGCCAAAGGATTCAATGGCTGAGGCGATGGCGAAGATCGAGGGTGAGATATCCGACATTCTGACAGGAAAGATGAAGGTTGAGTCGTTCCTGTTTGTTGACGAAGACCAGCAGGAATATGTGGTTTCCGCCAAGACGGTAGATGGTTATGGTGTCCTCGACGTGGTTAAGAAGGAGCCGACCCTTGGCTCTGCGGATGCTTCCGTCCGGGAGTCCGTAAGGAACCCGTCCCTCCTGAAGAGGGCGGCAAGGGCCATCAAGGCTGCGGTTTCCGGTTCGGGGAAGTGATGAATGGCGCTTGTGCTGTCGCATCGGGACCTCTTTGGTCCTGCCTTCTACAGGCCGTATAGCGACTTCCGTTCGAGGAGGTATGCGACATACTGCTTTTCCGGCGGGCGCGGCTCGACGAAATCCACGTTCATATCGCTTCTCATAATCCTCGGTCTCGAGCGCGACGCCCAGGAGGCGTTCGCACGAAAGAAGCTTGGCGATCCGCACTGGCGCCAGTATCTCACGCACGCAATCTGCTACCGCAAGGTGTTCGGCACCTGCGAACAATCCGTGTATTCCCAGCTCGTGTGGGCGATTGACAAGCTTGGACTGACGGACAGGTACGACTGCAAGAAGTCGCCCCTGAAAATCGTCAGAAGGTCCACGGGGCAGATGATAATGTTCCGCGGCCTCGACGACCCGTTGAAGTCGAAGTCGATCAAGACGCCTTTCAGCTTTATACGCTACACCTGGTTTGAGGAAGCCGCCGAGTTCGACGGCATGACGGAAATCCGCAACGTCTGCCAGTCAATCCAGCGAGGCGGCCACGACTTCCAGACCTTCTTCTCCTACAACCCGCCCGAGACGAGTGCACACTGGATAAACTTCGCCGTAGCCCAGCTGGAGGCGGAGGATTCGACGTTCGTGCACTACCACTCAAACTATCTCATGCTGACGGATTGGCAGCGGCAGAAGTGGCTCGGGGAGAAGTTCCTGCACGAGGCGGAGATATTGAAGCGTCTGAACTACCGTGCGTACGCGCATGAATATCTTGGCTGCGTGACCGGCAACGGCGGATCTGTGTTTCCGAACCTCGTCGTACGCCCGATACCTGATTCGGAGCTTGCGACATACGACCGTCTGTATCTTGGGCTGGACTTCGGGTTTTCGCTCGATCCATCGGCCTTTTCGGCCGTGTACTACCAGCGTTCGCGCCACAGGCTTATCGTGTTCGACGAGATATACGAAACAAACCTCACGAACAAGGATCTCGCCGAGAGGATTCTTGCAAAGCCGTATGTTGGAACTAACTACGTCATGTGCGACAGCGCGGAGCCGAAGTCCATTGTCGAGCTTGAGGGATTTGGCGTCAATGCACTGCCCGTGCAGAAGGTGGAGAGGCGTTTTGGCTTCAAGTGGCTGCAGTCGCTCGCCGAAATCGTGGTGGACCCCAAGAGGACGCCCAACGCCTTCAAGGAGTTCTCGATGTGCGAGTATCAGAAGAACAAGGCGGGGGAGTTCATCAGCAAATACCCGGAGATTCTGGATCACTTTATAGACAGTACGCGGTACGGAACCTCCGACATAGCAAGCCAGACGTCTATTTTCTGACGGACAACCAGTTTAGCCGGAGTCGTCCATGTGGCAATGTATTTTTGATATACTTTAAGCGTCGTCGGAAGACGAGCGCACTGAACAGCGCACGGACTGAGAATAAGATGATTTGGGGCGGCCTTGCAAAGGATTTCCGAGTGGTCCCGGATGTTCAGACCTTTGCTCGGCCGCCTTGTTTTTTGCCATAACGGAGGTTTTCCATGGGAATGGACCTGCATGAAGTCGCGCGCCTTCTTGACGACTACGCCATTCGGTGCCGCCAGATCGCGAGCGAAGCCGAGAAGAGCGACATGAAGATGAAGGCGGAATATGTCGCCATTTGGCGCGGGCAGGAGGCTAAGGCCCTCGTGCAGGTGAGCGCGATAAAGGCGGAGATTGCCGCCTCGTCTGCTCTTGTGCCGCGAGACGGGGGATCTATGACGAGCGATGCCGCAAAGGCCGCCGCCTACGATGTTGTCGCCGGACAGAGGGACGAGGCGGTCAGGCTTCTCGCCGATCTCCGAGACAGGATTATGGCCGCGTCCGTCGCTAACTGGGGCGTGGATTCCGTGGAGCCTGTGTCTGGGAAGCCTGGAAGCAAGGAGCGCATCGAATGGCTCTACGGCAACGACCGGTTTGCGCTCGCGCGCATCGAGGAGGCTCTGGCGACCCTGCTGGAGGCAGACATCCTCGCCTCTTCCGGGGATCTCAAGTTGTCCGACTAGGCCGGTCTGGGCATTTTGAGGCGGGCGGAGTGTCCGCATGGCGGGTCTGGGACGTGTTCCAGACCCGCTTCTTTCATGTTTGCAGAGTTGACCGCAAGGCAATTCATAGGAGAATCCGCAAGCATGAAGAACTTTATTTCACGGCTATTTAGGCGTACGCCGCCACAGACACCTCCGTCTCCGCCCGCGACGGACGGAGGCAAGGAGGAGGCGAAGCCGTCTATGGCTCAGAGGATACGCGATTCAAGGAAAAAGGGCTCAATCGGCGACCTCCTCTTGTCCTTGCTGGACGATTTCGATGATTTTGACCGCGACAAGGCGCTTAAGGATGCGATGCCGAGGTCGATGAACGACTTTATATCGGCGCAGAAGGCGGCTTCTGGCGGCAAGGGCGGAATTGCCCAGGATTCCGCAATCGTGCACGGACAGGCGGTCGGCTCACGTTCTGGGGTTGGCGCAAAAGGCAATGGGCTCGTTCATGCGGCTGGCGTGATTAACGACACGGTTCTCGCCCATTTCCAGAACAGGGGTTTCATCGGGTGGCCGTCCTGTGCGATTCTTGCGCAGCACGAGATTATCAACCGCGCATGCTCCATACCGGCAGAGGACGCGATTGCGCACGGATACCGACTTGTCTGCTCGTCGATGCAGCACGACCAGAGCGACAGGCACGACGCGGACGAGGCCCGGTGGCTTTTTGACCTCAAGAAGTATTCCGACGGGATTGGGATGAACGACATCTGCGTCCAGCTGAACTACAAGAAGAAGGTGTTCGGCATCGGACTCGCCCTGCCGAGGGTTGTGGGCGCAGACTACGAAAAGCCGTTCAATATCGACGGCGTAAAGAAGGGCTCGTACAATGGATTTGCGGTTGTCGATCCGTACTGGCTGACGTACGAGTTCGATGAGGACGATCAGAGCGATCCTACGTCGCCGTCCTTCTACGAGCCGACGTACTACAGGATGCCGAACGGCCAGAGGGTCCACAAGTCGTGGATAGTCCGAGTCGTAAACGCGCACGTCCCGGACATTCTCAAGCCTTCGTACTATTTTGGCGGCATCCCACTCCCGCAGATGCTCTACGAGCGCGTCTTCTGCGCCGACAAGATCGCAAACGAGGCCCCCTTGATGGCCATGACGAAGCGCCTTCTCATCGCGGACGCGAACGTGGAGGAGATGATCAAGGACAAGGCCCACGCGAACAAGATGATGAAGGCCATCAACTACTTCCGGGACAACTTCTCGATCTTCTTCAAGAAACCTAGCTCGCAGGTTCAGCAGATCGACACGACCCTCGGAGAGTTCGACCAGCTCATCATGACTCAGTACCAGCTCGTGGCCTGCATCGCGCAGATGCCCGCGACGAAGCTGCTCAAGGTGACGCCAACCGGGTTTCAGTCCACGGGCGAGTATGAATGGAAGGACTATGCGCAGGCGCTGCTCGACATTCAGAACAACGACTACATGCCGCTTCTCGAGTTCCATTACAGGCTTCTGCTGAAGTCGCTCTACCCCGACAGGGACGATCTTGCCGTCAGCGTTCAGTTCAACCCGATAGACGTCCCGACGAAGGACCAGACCGCTACGATAGAGTCGCGCAACTCCCAGATCATATCGACGCTCATCAACGCAGGGGTCATCACGCCCGAAGAGGCCCGCATGCGCCTCAGGATGGAGGATCAGGGGACGTTCAGTTTCCTCAGCCCGATAATGCCGGCGCTGCTGCAAAAGATGATGGAGGCGAAGGACCCGGCCAACGCGCCGCACGACCAGCAGCCCGGCGGCGGCACGCTGCCACCTTCGGCACTTCCGCCGCCCGATGGGGGCGGCACGCCGCCGCAGGACGACGGAGAGAGGTATTCGGCGGAGTTCACGGAGGCCGTGCGGCAGATAGAGTCCATGGCGTCGCGCGACAACGAGGCCCTTCAGTCTGGTGGCCAGAACGGACAGAAGGGTGAATCCGGCGAAAGAGAAGAGCAGGGCGGAGATGCGGCAGATGCGTTTACGAAGGCGGTCAGAAAGGCGACTGGCGACCAGTCGATTGCGTTTGACGAAGCGGTGCGGATCGCCGCGCTGGCCGTAACCGCAATGAGGCACGCCAGAAGCGCGTCGGCGAAGTGAACATGGAGGCTTGGCTATGAACCCAAAGGAAATCATCGAGAACGCACTGAACAACGCATGTGCCATGCGCACGGCGGCGATGGACGCCCAGCCCGGCCAGACCGGAGAAGGTGCAGGTCGGCAGGACGGTTCGACTTCCATAAACCAGGACGAGGTTACTGAGGCCTACAAGGACTGCCAAAACGACAAATACTGGTCGAAGGCATACGAGGGTGCGCCGGAGGGCGCGAAGCACAGGATCGTGTTCATGTTCTGGGTGACAAGGTACAAGGACGCGCCGAGCTTCAATCGCGCCATGTATCTTTCGCTCCGCAACAGCCTAGACTCGAGCCTGACTATCGAAGACCTGGAGTATCTTGTGAATGTGACAAAGAAGGAAAGCCTCAAGGCACACTACCGCGAACTGCTTCTCGCGAAGGGCGAGTCGCAGGGCAGCGAGCAGGGTGCGACGGCGGAAGGGGGCGGCGATGT